CGAATAAGAAATCCATGATTTCATCCATCTTGTATTCCATAACACCTTTTTGACCTTGAACATTGTATTCAACTGCAAATTCATCAGTCAATTTAATTTTGTCTGTTTCATCAACAAAAGTTTTTAACCATTCTTGAAACGTCATTTTTAACCATCCTTTTTTAACTTACATAATAGATTATAGTAACTGTATCACATTATGCAACACAATTTAAAGATTTATTGATTAATGAGAGATTTGCTGTAAGTGCTTTGTGTGACTATAAACCCGCCACTATCTTTATATTCTCGAACTTTGCTTAACGCATCGGATTCGGATTCAAATTCGTGAACCCATACGCGACCAGTTAAAGCAACTGCTCTTACAACGTACACTTTTAGTGTGTTCATATTACTCATATTGTATCACAATATATGATTAGGCAGCCTTTTTGTTATAAGTTTTTTGTAAATAACTAAGTTCAAAAGCGTCTTTGACTGGTAAACCATAATCTATAAGCCTGTCAGTCACACAATCTCTACATTCGCAGTTATCTTTATATTGGTGCGTAGCTATATATTGATACTGACCTGCTAAAGCATAACTAGCTATTGCATCTTTTTTTAATTCTTCATCGTAAGCTTCAAGGTCAAATACGTGTAAACCATCAGTTGGTTCTGAACCTATACCTAAGTTTAACAAATCATGTCTTGCTTCTGATAATGCAGCTAATCCCATGTGCTTACATTCTTTTGATAAGTAGTTGTCAGTATTAAGTTCTAGCGGATAACCGTCTAAATCTTCTGCGTATATACCTTGTAAATCGTATCTCATACTTCCTCTATAGGGTAAAAGTTTTTAATTTTTGCAGTACCTTTTGTATTATCTTCTTCAACAACATAAGTAACTTCTAGTGTTGCAATACCTTTAGTACCTTCTCTGTAATATTCTTTGTTCCAAGTTAAATCACTTTTTCTTTGCTTTTTATCTTGCGCCCAAAACTCTGTAATATCTTCGGGGTAATACTCATCTGTATTTAAGAATTTGACTAATGCTTTGGTCTTACCAGTAAACAATGTCTGACCTTCTTTGGTTTCTATAATTGCTTTTTCTTGACCATAAAATGCTTGTTCTTTGTAATAGTATTTACTTATTGTGACTTCTGTAGTTATCTCGCCAATTTCTAAAGCTGGTACATTTGCTTTATTAATAAGTTTTGCAAACGCATCAACTTCTTTTTGCCAGTCCTCTAAACATAATTTTTCTAAGAATGCTATTTGCTTTTCTGTTAAACCAAACTTAGCTTTGTCATATACATCGCTAATCAATAAGTTTTCTTGACCGAAGTATTCTGCTGCTTGTGATAACTGCGGATAATCTGTTTTAAATTCTTCTACAGAATCTAAATAAGCTTGTTGTATTTTTGCACGCTCTCTTGCTTTTGCTGCTTGAACTCTTAATGCTTCAAAGTTAGAACCTTGATGAACCATGTCCGCACAATCTGTACCTGCATTGAATTTACGTTTTTCGTTAGGATAATTAAACACTACTGGGTACATAACGAAACTACCGCAGAAGAAACAGTTAGTACCTTGATACTCTGTATCGAACATGTGCTTTTGAGTCATAAGGTCGTTGTACTCAAACTTAGTAAGTTCGTAGTTTTCTAAAACTTCATGTTTTCTGAAAGCGGATTTTTCTTTATTCATACAATATTATTGTAGCACTTTGTTATACAATGTGTAAAGTTTTTAGATTTTTTTTCTGTTTGTTAAAACGTATCCTCTAACTAATTGTTGTAATGCAAAACTTCTTTGCTTCATAGACATTCTAAAATCTAATACATCGTGATGAAAATGACATAGGAACGCAACATTATCTAGCGTGTCATTAGATATAGCGCCACCCATACCAGCTGCTTTAATGTGTGCCATGTCTGTACCTTTACTGCTGCACTCTGCCCACTCACAAATTCCTTTTGATTCTAAAACTACAGCTTCTCTTAAAAGCTTACGTCTAGTCGCTCTATCTTTTGGTGCAACTCCACCATAAGGATATGTAGTCTCTTCTGTCATTCAGTACCTTCGGGTTTAAAATCTTCTCCAGCATCTAAGTAATCTTCTTTAGTAATCATTATTTGCATATTAAACATTGGATGTATAACATTTAGTTTTTGTTTTACCATTGCTTCAGCATCTTCTTGATTAGGTGCTAGTACGCCAATTCTACCAGTTAGGTATACGTCAAATTTTTTCATTTTATTGTCTCCTTCTTACAGAATCTACATTGCAAAATTACATCTAAGTCTACGTTGACGTGTCCTTCTTTAGAACAGTCTCTTACTTTTGGTGTAGCTTCTGTCATCTCATTTTTTAATGTTGTCCAGTTATTTGTTATTGCTTGTGCCGATAATGTCATACCTGCCCAATGTTTTTTATAATGTTCAATCGCAGCTGCGACTTCTTCGGGTTTAGCTTTTATCTCCCGCAGCTCTTTACATGCTGCATTAACTCTACCTAACTCGCCAGCTGGTGCATTCTTCCAGTCAAGACCCAAGCCAGCGCACATCTCTTCAAAAAGTAAATCTCTTTTTCTCTTTTTCTTTTTAGTAATTGTTTCATGGCTTTGTTTATTGGCTTTGTTTTGTACGACACCCGCGCGTGACCCTTGCGACTTAGACGCGCTACCCTTACGCGTAGGTGCGCTACCTTGCGCAATAGTGGCATGTAGGTAATACATGTTTGACGTGTAAGCGTCTGTATCTGCTAATTTACGATGCTCTACAGTTATTGCCCCTATCTCTACTAACTCCTCTAAACAGCGCTGTATCGTGCGTACACTACAGTACATATTCTTAGCTAAATAGTTTTGAGACGGATAGCACGCGTTTGTTTTCTCGTCTGCTCTTCTTCTTAGTATGCAATATAGTCTTATCGCATTAGAACTAATTGGTGCAAACAAAATTGATTCGGGTAATATCGCAAAATACTCTGACGCTTGTATTTTTGTTTTACTCATAGTGATAACATTCTCTGACCATCCTCTTTTGTAGTAGGTTCACTTATTAATCTAAATGCCCACTTTTTATTAATTTGATTCTTAGGTTCGATAGTTGTTATATCCCACCCATCATCTCTTAGGTCATAAATGATAGCGCCATATCTTTTGATTCTCAAGTCATAAGTAAACTCATCGCCTGTAACTTCTTTAAAAGTTCTTAAAGCCCACTCAACTTTATCTTTTTGACTTACCTTTTTGTAAGCTGTGCTGTTTGGTACGATTTGTCCTCGTATTGTTTGCATTTGACCATCCTTTATACTCTTTCTTTTACTGCTGCTATGGTGCTTGTTTTCCATAACGGTTTATTGTCTATACGCATATCGGGTTCGGGTAAAAAATGATTACCATTTTTAGCTCTTTGAATCCATACGTATACAGTTCTTAACTTTACGTTAAACATCTTTGCAATGTCTTGACATGTTAAGTAGTTTTCCATTTCCGCTCCTCTCGTAAAATTTATAATAACAGTTGTTGCATATAATGCTACATGTATTACAATATATTTTATTATGACATTAAAAGAAATAGAAGATAATATATCAGCAGTAGCTGGTGCATTAGCAAACGCAAAAGACGTTGACACTAATTCAATTATGCTGCTTACTATAGCGCAGTCATTAATTGTAATTATAAAGTCAATGCAAGATAAGGATGGACAAGATGACACAAGGAACAAACTCAAAATATAAAGCTAGTTACTTAGACGACTACGTCAACGTAGATGAACTTGTTGAACGTATGAATAAAGAATATCCCAACGGTAGACTAATTACAGAAATTGTAAGTCAAATTGGAGACCTAGTTGTATTTAAAGCAACTTTCTATAATGGAGATTCTGATGTAATTTGTACTGGTCACGGTGCAGAAAAAATAACTAAAGATAAAAAATTAGAAAAAGCAGAAAGTGTTGCACGTGGTCGATGTTTACGTGTACTACTTAGTGCTGGCGTAACAGCAGAAGAAATGGAAGATTTTACAAACAGTAGCCCTGTTGGTAAAAGCGACAAGAAAGCTGGAGACTTTGACTCTACAAAGTTAGTTTCTCCGAAAGTAAGTAAAGAGAGTACCACTAAAGTTAAAGCAGACAACAATGCTGTTAAGACTTTACAAAGTATCCAGCTACTTGTACAAGGCGATGAATTGTTAGGTATACTTAACGACTCTTTACAAGAAGCAGCACTATCTCCTGTTCAAGATTTAGGAGAAGGTGTTAATAAAGTCAAGAAATTAAATACTGACGATATTATTGCTTTAAATAAAGTTCTCATGCGTAAAGAAAAAAGCTATACTGCATAACAGATACAAAATATAGTTGCTAGGTCGACTTGGAGACCATCCTTATAGACCTAGCTTTGTTGGACTAGCAATAGCTCAACAAAACAAAAACCACCTGCAAAGGTGGTTTTTTGTTATGTATAGTACCCCTACTATACGATTTACGTACGCATGTCCTTCACAATATATTACTTTCGTAATTACCGATTAGTACCAAAATAAAGATAGAAAGTTTTTACTTTCTTTTATTATTTAGACCAGCGCTTTACTGGTTTAGTATGAGTATAACAAAATTTTTTCTTGTTGTAAATTGATAAAGGTGTGTCGCATGTATCGTATGCACATAGTCTTTTGTCATAATTCTTTTTGGGCTTACGACCTTTGATGCCGCGTCTACGTGCATACAATGACATTAACCTTTTGGTATGTTGTTACCCCATTTAGTTGGACTATCTTCTACTGCGTTTTGTAATAGTGATATAGCAGAAGCTGCGCCACCCATAATGGCTGCATAAATTATTTCTGATTCACTACCTAACATTAAGTTTGCAGATAACCCGCCAAGAAAACCTTGAATAAAAGTTCTCGCAGCTCTAATTAAGGCATTTTTCCAATACATTGCTGTATTCATTTTAGTTCCTTTTCATTGTCGTCTAATCGTACCGCTGGATACTCTACAGTTGTACATCCTTTTACTGGGTGGACAAACATTAATCTTTGTGTTGGTCTACCTTGTGCCGCTAGTGCTTCTAACGCATAATGATTAGATGATTCAGTTGAACCCGAACACCTAACTGTTATGCCGTTAAACTCTTGTTGGTATAACTGATGCCAATGTCCAAACGCAAGGTCTTTAAAATCGGGCATCTGCCCATCCATTGCCGCTGCTTTCCATCCTAATACCTTTTTGCGAACGCCATAGAACGGTATGCCTAAAGAACCGCGTATTTGGTCTCCATGTATTAACATGCAGCTGTAGTTACCAATTTTATCTACTGTGTACCATGCTCTATCCCCACTAGAACCTTCGGGTATATCCCAAGTAATTCTTTTTTCATCAGCTAAGATTAGGCGGACTGTTTCGTATAAAAATCTATCCCCATTATCTTCGTGATGATGTTGACCAAATCGACCAAGCCTTCCATGATTACCAATAACTCCAGCAAAATGTACTTCATCAAAGTTAGCTAACATGTGTCTTAAGAAGTCTGCAAGCATAGTTGCGCCATTCTTAAATATCTGTCTGTATAAACCCGAATCAATAAGCCATTGTTGACCAGCAAATATGTCAGTACCTTCTATTAAGTCTCCTAAAGCCCATACGTGAACTTTCTTTACTGGATGACTTGCTCTTTGTATGTTTGTTAACTCAACAACTTTTTCAGCATAAAGTTTTACACGCTCTGCTGCTATTTCGGAATTATAAGTTTTAGTTATCTTTCCAAGTTGCCAGTCACTTAAAACAGCTACAGCTACTTCTTCGCCTTTTTTTCTTGTGTCTTTGGTAGGTGCTTTTATCTTTGGTATGTCTATGTCTGCCATACTATCTTTTACAGCGTTAGTAACAGCTTCCGCTAAATAGATTCTGTTATCTCTTTCTTTATCTAGTTGTTTATGTAAACGCGATATAGATTTCTTTAAATCTTCAATTTTACGTTCTTCTTCGTGCTTTTCTACAAACTCATCAAGATTACTTACCATCTTCTTGCTCCAGTTTTGTAACAATTATGTCAAATATATAACGGTTTGTATAATTCCATTCGCATTTTTCTTTTAAAAACTCAACTAATGTTTTTATTGCAATGTCGGGATTATTTTTTTTGTATTCTACAACACTATTTAGTTGCTCAATACCTTCGGGTGTTTTCCAAATAACAGTTTTAGCTTTATCTTCTGCAAAGGACTCAATAGAGTCTATAAGATTCTGTTTCTCCACTTTTGCATGTCCGCTTTTTTCTTGATTTGCCATTTACTGACCTTTCTTTTGGGTTTCTTCCAATTAGGTTCAGAACCAGTAATCCATTCATACATAGGCGTACCGCAACATTGTGTAGCTTTATGGTCTCTGTGTCCAGTTACCATAATCTTTTTGTTGTATTTTTCTTCTATAATACTTACTAAACGCTCTAAAGCATCTTTTGCATTATCATTTGGTGTATCGTTAACTCCACCTAACCAAACAACACTAATGAATGTTTTATTAATTTGACTTTTACCGCTATGTGCAGAGTAAACACCAAATCCCCTAAGTTCTATAATTTCGTCTGATTGATTAGATATAGCGAATGAATAACCTATGTCATCCCATCCGCGACCGACCATGTGGTCAGTTTGTATATTCTTAAGGTATTTAAAAACATCATCTATGTTTTTCATAGATGGACTTCTCGCAGCTCCTGTGTAGTGGACTGTTAGTCCTTTAATATATGATTCATTAATAGCAGTACGTTTTCTAGGTTCTTTTAAACCTGCGCGCTCTCTACTTATGATGTCATACATTAATCATTATGATACCACATGATGTGTGTGTTTTTTTGTTTTACACTAAATAGAGTATGTTACCACTTAGTTTTATTTGCCCACCAAGCAGCAGACATTTTGCCTTTAGCTATGTTCTTAGCATGCCTTTTTTTAAAAGAAGCTTTACGTGCCTTTTGTGATTTACTAGAAGGATTTTTACCAGCTCCTTTTACACCTTGTTGACCATATCTAATTAATTTATATTGGCTACCTTCTTTTGCCATAACAACATGTGATTTAGTTTTATGATTAGGTGTTCTTTTAGGTTTATTAACACCTTTGAGATTATTCTTTTTCATTTGTGCTTTTACACGGTCGGGTGTTGCCATTATCTATTACTCTCAAGCCAAGTTATTCTGTCATCTAGTGTATCTAGTTCCCACATTCTTTGTTCTAATCCCTGTATTTGTGTTTCAAGTCTGATAGCTTTACTGTTTATATCTGTCCATTCCCATTTTTCGGGTATATATTTTTGGTCTAAATCCCACCCACTATCCATAACATCTTGTCTGATACTATTTATCTCTGATTGTAAGTATGCAATTTGTTCATTGGCTCTACCTAAATTACTAGCTGCCATTTCTAAATCATTAATCTTTTCATAAAGTACTGCTATATCATTAGAAACCATTGTGCTTTCTTTTAAAGCGCTAAATTCATACTCAATACTATTCATCCTGTCATCAATGCCAGTCAAAGTAGTTAGAACTGCATTAAGTGATTGTATACCAGCTCCGACTGATGACATAAGCGCTATACCAGTAACAACTAAACCTATATTATCTTTTATTTTTTTTAACATTAGTTAGTTCCGCAACAACTACCACCGCAACATCCGTCCATGTTAACCCCCTAACTTTATTAAAACATCAGTCAATGCAGAGTTAAGTTCTCTTTCTCTCATGGCTAGACCTACAATGTTTTCTTCTAGCTTTTGTATCTGTATCATATATACAGCAACTTGTGATTGCAATGTATTGACTGTGTTGAATAACCAAGCAACTAAGGCAGCAAGTCCACCCTGTAATACTTGGCTTAAGTTGACTTGTGCTTTCATTACATGCTTAAGCTGCCAACAATTAATATGACTGTAGCAACTAATCCTATTACTTTATAAAATTCTGATTTGTCTAACTTCTCATCTAGCTTTTTATCTATGTCATCTAACTTATCAAATATCATTTTATTGAGTTCTTTCTGTGTAAAGCCATCTGAATTTGTCATTACGGTAAATCATCATAGGATAAAAAATCCCATTCCTTGTTTATATTACTATTTAGGTCGTAGTTGCTTATTCTTTTAAGATAAGAACTAATTTCTTTTACAAAATAACCTAATAAAAATCCAATGATAAAATCCATGCTGAAG